GATATTCCACCCACAAAGAAAGTTTCAACTGAAGCTTCAGACTTAGGAACCTTTACTATAGGTAATGTAGAGAAATGAAAATAGAATTTGAAAAACAATTTGGTAAAGGTACAGATCCTTGGTATGCAAAGGCAGAGAGATGGGTTAAAAAGAAATTTAAAAACCCATATCTCCAACACCTTGCATTAGGATTTGTTGCATGGTTGAAAGAGAAATGGGTAGAAGGTAAGATTGACATGGAAATGTCAAGTGTAGATTCTCAAATAGAAAAACTACATGAGCAGTGGGATGAAGAAGAGAAAAAACAATTTGCTCCTGAGATTATAGAAACTCCATCAGAAGTAGAGGGTTTGAATAATATGTCTATTTCTTTTTCTTTTTCTTCAGATGTTTCAGAGGAGGAAGACCTCTCTTCTCACGATACTTATTAGTTTGAATTTCAGTAGCAGATAATCTATCAGGATGCTTACCTAATAACTTCTTAATTTTTTTAATGATCTGCTTAACTATTGGTTTAACTGCCTTCAATAGGAAAGGGGTTGCAGTCGCAGCTGCGGTAGCTACGATAGCGATTGATGCTGTTGTTGTCACTTGGTTTGTAGATGGTATTCCTTTTATGACTTGATCAACGATAGTAATTTCTTCTTTGATTGGTATACATTCTTTTCCGACCAATCTATACTCAGTAATTTTTTTAGTACCACCATCGGTAAGAGTACCGATTGGTTCCTTTAATGCTTGTGCCTCTGTAGGGCACTTTATTTCCGCTGTAGCAGCGTCCTTTGGTATTTCTGGTGCTTCTACCTCTAGATCCTTAGGAGGGGGTACAACGGGCACCTCTGCCTCTCCTGTGAATTCTAGATCATCTTCATTATAATTCATAGGATTAAAGGATGGTGCTTGACCATCACAATAAACCTTCACGCCTTTTGGATCCTGATCCTCAAGCATATTATTTTCATCCACCTCATGTGCTTCCACACAACCAGGCACATCAACGATTGGACTACCAATCTCTGTTGTAACTGGTGGGTAAATTGGAATAGCTTGTGGTGTTTCTAGCAAATAGTCAGGGGTGAAGGGGATTTGAATTATATCAATCTCCCCACCCCTAATTCTAATCTCAGGGATATCCATTTAACAATCATTAAATACGCTACCAATTTGTGAACCTACTTCAGAACCTCCTTTGTTTCCTAGGAGTAACGCCCAACCACCTGCTAACCATCCGATGTATGGGATGTTAGAGACAGCAGGAACTACAGTACCAGCAACAATAGCACTACCTGCCATTGCACCTTGACTTCGTGCTCCAGCGTCCGCCACTAAACACTCCACGTCTTTTGCACTGTACTTTCCCTCAACATCCTGCGTTGAGGCACCTCCGATATTGCGTGTGCCTTCCATAGTAAATTGGTCACGACGCCATTCAACACGATCTTCTACACCACCACCAAACAATCCTTTCTTATCCTTTAAAAGATCTAAAGATCTTTCGGACTCTAGGATTGCAGGATCGTTTGCTTTGTAATCAATTTGATATCCATCCTTATCAGCTCTAATGCTGTAAGAAGAATAATCTCCATGAGGTATATTAATTGTAGGAACTGCAGGAGTTCTTGGTCTGTGGAATACATATCCCAACAATCCAACGTGTGCTACTGCTAGTAAACCTCCAACAGTAGCTACAACATGCTTAAATTTTATCATGGTCTAGAATGGCAATGCTGGACCAGTAGTTTCTGGTAACGAAGGCATAGAACTATCTACCAAACCAGGAAGAGAACCAGTAACTGCATCAGTTACTGACTTAGTAATTTTTTCTTTAGCAGCATCTACTAGTGCATCCTTTTGTACATAAAGGTACACACCACCGCCAACAACGGCAAGAGATACAACGCTAGACGCAATAGCAAGTACATTAATAATTTTTTGCATGATATTTACTTAGTGTCAGGGACAATTTTTACAGGACCAGATTCAATCCTGATAGTTTGTGCAGGTGCAGTTTCAGATGCTTTTTGAATAAGAAACTCCATGTCCTTTCTAGTAATAGAAGGACCATCATCTTTACTCTCACCATTCTTTTTCTTACCTGCTGCTTGGACGCCAAAAGTAGCTAAAGTTCCTGTGAAAACCGAAGCTATGAAAGTTGGATCCAGCTTTTGTTCTGGGATTTTAAATGCTTCAGGTAGCTTAACATATGCTAATGTTAATATTCCTGCGGACCAAATCAACACAGACAAACGCACAAATGTAGAGAGAATAGCAAGCTGTTCCTCTTTATCATCTGCAGCTTCTTTTAGTTTACCAAGGAGACCTTTTGGTTTTTCTTCGGTAACCTTTTTTGTTTCTGCCATGTTATAGAGATTAAGTAGCTCTATTTATATGTTAGTTATTTGTATCATAAATGTTGGGATCAAACCATCTTATCATCAATCCCGTTACTGTTAATGCAGTAACAACTCCAATCAATGCGACCATTATGCCTGTGCCTCCTTCCATGAGAAACGTGCGTCAATGTTCTTGTTATTATTAGTTAAGTTTCTAACACGAATAGCAAGAACCTCAGGACCATCTGGGAAAATACCAGTTGGGTTTGGTGAAGTAGTATTCTCGTATTGAGAACCACCACCACCTAGAATAGAGTTAGAGATCTCTTTAACTTCGTTCAAACTATACTGGTTAACACCGTTATCAGAATAGAATGCGAAGATAACTTCTCCTCCAGCTAGTTCTGCGTTAGTTCCAAGCACAGCATATTGTGCAAGAGATGTACCACCAACGTCAAGCCAGTTAGTAGTAATACTAGTGACAGGATTCAACACCAACTCAATGAAGAACTTACCATTAGATGAGATGTCAACCTGACGTAGAACCAACTGCATCCTATTAACAAGTTCTCTAGTACCAAAGTTACCAGGAATACCATTGTCAACAGATGGTGCTACACGTAGAGCAATAACCGCCCTAGTTTGTCCAGAACCAATCTGTCTTTGTTGTTTCGTAGCAGCAGTATAAACATACGCCCTATCTTCGTCAAAGTCACCGTCCATGATAACAGATGAACCCCAGTGACTAATCTGTGGTACAGATGTTGCTGCGATTAACTCAAGAGCAATTGGTTGTGTAGCAGAATAAGTAAACCCACTTGCTGATCCTGTTCCCATAGAAGGGAATGTAATATTAGTTGGGTTAGCAGCAGTAACAGCTTTGCTTAATTGAATAGAAGTTCCACTGATAGAATGTACAAAGGTATCATCAGGAACATCAGCACCAACAACACGTTGTCCTTTTTGAATTCCAGTACCAGAAGATACTGTACCAGATGAAGCACCATCAGCAACAGTTAAGTTGATACCAGTAGCTCCAGCTTGCTCTCTAGTAACTCCAGTGAAAGCACCAGATCTAACAATACCAAGAGGAGATAGTGTAGATCCTACCTGATCTTGTAATGAAATTGCACTGGAACTACCAGCAGTATCAGTAATAGAGAATGCTGTTCCACTAATTACCTGTGCAACATAATATGTTTTTCCAGATACAATATTAGAGAATGGTCTATCAAAAGTAACTGTCTGAACTCCATTTCCTTGTAGTCCTGTTGTACTTTCTACCACAATACTATCATTACCAGATACAACAGAGATCACATCTTGTTGGAACTTAGTTAATCCTGTGTAGTTAACGTACTCTTGGTTAGCTGCGGTAGCAGAAGTTGCTTGTCTAATTCTAAGAGTACCTGACTCAGGGAATCCATAAGGAGGTTCCGTCACATAGATTGTACTATCAGAATTACTAAATGATTTAGTTGCTTGTGTAGTTGGGCAAATTGTATTAACTTCATAACGAGATGGTAAGTTACCAGATCTCATGTATGCTTCAGTGTTGAAGTTGTTGTTTGGAATCTTGTGTGCATAGATTACGTTACCATCTGTAGCACGGAATCCCCAACGAATAAAACCAGCACCATACCAAGAGTAGTCCATGTAGAACATCTGCATCTTGGTTACGTCAAGTGTGTAACCAGACTTACCAGTACCATCACAACGATCAATGTTCCATGAAGGTTGATCCCATACTGTTTCTACAGTCTTAGTAATAGGAACGTTAATATCAGATGGTCCTCTGTAGTCAGGGAAAATAACCATCTGTGTATCAGAGATGATACCATCAACACGGTAAGATGATCCACGAAGAACTACATAATCTCCAATCTTTAATTGTTTGGCAAACTTAGTACCTTGCTGGTTAGGACCTGTGTAACTAGAAATTAGTGAGCTACCATTTGTTACTGTAGCTTTACCAGAACACTGGAAGGTAGATGTTCTACGAACAAGACTGGTGTGTCCATTAGCATGACGGAAGAAGATACCATTCTGTTGATCCATCATACCAATCTCAAGGTTAACACCATTGGCATCTACAGGTGTAACTGTATATTCACCAGAAGCAGTTGATTCTGATGGAGTTGATCCAGCAACATACTGGAAAGTAAATGCGTCGATAACATTAGATACTTGGAACGTTCCGTTGTATACG